CCACTGCGCCGTGCCGAACTGCTGGCAGGCGTTCCCATATTTGAACGTCTGGCCGGCCATCAGAACGAGTTCCGTACGCCGAGCTGCGAGCCAGAGTAGTGTCCGCCAGCGAACGGCGGGAACTGGATCGGCGTGTCCGTCCCTGCGTATGCACGGTTTGCCTCGTCACGGAGCCGCAGGCTCTCACGCTGGAACATCTTGCGGTACTCCATGGCCATCTCTTTGTCGGCCCAGGGCTTGCCCTTCATGCCAAACATGCGGGCCTGCGTGCCCCACATCAGAGCATCGAGATGGTGAGTGATCGCGAGGTTCGGCAGCTGCGGTGTGTTGATGACCGGCAGCATGATCCCGTAGATGTACAACACCCGACCGTACACCTGGTCCGGCGCCGGATAGAGCTGCATCAGGTCCGGTGCCTGCATGAAGTAGGTCGACGGGGGACCCAGGTCCTGGCCCACGATGATGCGAGTGCTCGGCCGTAGGAACTGCCGTGCGCTCGTGGAACCACCGGGGGACGGGTATACCCACACATCGAGAACGTGCTGAAGCTGCCGGTACTGATCGACCGGGTTCAGGTTGACCAGATACGGGATGTTGGAGAGGCCCCGCGCGATCTGGTATGGACCGACGACCTGCCGCCAGGCGGCGGTCTTGGTGTAGAACTCACGCAGAACGAGCTGCAGCGTAGACGCAATGAGCGTGTCGGGCGCCGCGGGCATCTGCTGGGCGACGAGCTGGGCAACATAGGTCGTGCTCTGCGCGTTCGTCGCGGAGGTGGATTGACCACCATCGAATGTGACAATTGCCATATCAGCCCTCCGTCCCGACAAGCATCTGCCGGAAGGCGGTCAAGAGCGTCATCGCTCGGTTAGTGTCGGTGAACTCGTCATCCGAGAGCTCAGTACGCCCCGCCACGTAGAACACGAGCGGGTTGTAGAAGCACCGGCCATCCACAGGGAGAGCTGTCGCCGGTAGCAGCCCTAGGTCAGTCAGCTGGAACTGGGGTACGGGGTTGTTCGATAGTATCCCCGAGGTGAAATTGCCGATGAACGCGTCCGGCCGATACCGGTAGAGGTCGTTCAGCGCCGCGTTCAGAGCATTGAGAAGGATCTGATTGGAGAAACGAAAGGCCGACCCCTGGATGCCCTGGTCATTAAGCAGCAGGCGCGCGTCCAGAAGGACCTCGTCGATAGTCATGCCGGTGTAAACGACCATTGGTTCACCTACGCGTCTATGCGCGCTTTGTGCCCCAACAGCCTACCAGACTAGCCGATACGGTGCCACGTGCTCGCCCCATCCATCACGTACTCGGCAAATGACCCAGCGAGGAACGGGTTAGCCGGGGGATCGAGCAGCGTCTGCCCCGTGTTCGCGAGCAGTGTGAGGGTCGTGATGCGCTGATGCGAGCTGATATTCACGATCTGTCCAACGACCGCGCCAGCGGGCATCGTCAGCTGGCCAGTGGCAATGGTGCCAGCGGGGGTCATAGCGTAGACGTTCTTGTTGCTCGTCGTGCTCGGGATCGTAGCGACGAACCCGGTCACCGGCACGACAAATGTCGTGAAGACAGAGTATGGCGTACCTGCGGGCCCCGTAGGACCTGTGGCACCAGTGGGGCCTGTGGCACCGGTAGGACCTGTGGCACCGATGGGGCCTGTCGGGCCAGTGGCACCTGTGGCTCCTGGGGAGCCTGTAGCACCAGCTGCCCCAGCAGGGCCAGCTACGCCAGCAGGACCGGCTACACCGGCAGGACCGGCGGCACCAGGGGCGCCTCCCGGGCCCTCGGGGCCGACCGCCCCAGTGGCTCCTGGGGAGCCCGTTGCACCAGCGGGGCCAGCGACTCCAGCGGGACCGGCAGGGCCTTCCAGGCCGACAGCACCTTGAGGTCCAGTGGGGCCGACAGCTCCTGGGGAGCCCGTTGCGCCAGCGGCGCCTGGTGCGCCATCTGTGCCTGCTGCTCCAGCGGGACCTGCAGGTCCGGCAGAACCCTGTGCACCGGTGGCGCCGGTGGGTCCAGCGGGACCGATCGGACCTACATTACCTTGGGGACCTTCCGCGCCGGCGGGACCGGCCACACCGGCGGGGCCAGAAGCACCTTGAGGTCCAGTCGGACCGACAGCGCCATCCGCGCCGGCGGCACCGGGAGAGCCTGTTGCACCGGCGGCGCCAGGGGCACCGTCTGTGCCTGCGGCCCCCGCGGGACCGGCCACACCAGCGACGCCCTGGGGTCCGGTCGGACCGACAGCGCCGACTGCTCCTGGGGAGCCTGTTGCACCAGGGGGGCCTGCTGGGCCCATATCTCCCTGTGGACCTTGAGCACCAGTGGCACCCACTGGCCCACTTGCCCCTTGTGGGCCAGTGGGACCGGCAGGGCCAGTAGGTCCAGGGGTACCCCCACCGCCAGTACCAGCGGGGCCGGGAGGACCAGGAGGTCCTGCAGGGCCGCGTGGGCCGATAGGGCCAGCGATGAAGGTAGTAACAGTCATGACCACCTCACAAGAAGACTGCCCCGGCTTAATCGCCGGGGCATTCCCCAAACTCGCCCTAGTCTTCCGACACCACCGAGGGGTTGGTAGGTGCCGCCGGAGGCGCGGGCGGGGTGTTGGGCGGTGACGGAGGCAGCCCAGTGGTCACAGTCACGAGCGGCGGATCCAGCGACACCCACGTTACGCTGCCGTCCTGAGTCAGGACACCGGCAACATCGCTGAACGTGGGACGCGTGGCGCCAGTCGTACCAGCCACAGAGACCTGCTGGTAACTGTTCGTGGCGCAGTCGTAGATGATCGTGCCGAGCCTGAAGAACGTGTTGCTCGCGTAGACAGCGAGGGCCGCGGCCAGGAACATCTGGACCGTGTCGGTGTCGAGCGTGACCGCACCGGTCATCGCCAGCAGCCGGCCGTTCACGTTGACGCCTGTGCCGACCGTGATCGACGCCTGCGCCATGATCGTTCCGACGAAGTTCGTTCCGCCATTCAGCGTGGCGCTGGAGCCGACGGCCCAGTACACGTTCTGTGCCTGTGCTCCATTCAGCAGCAGCACGTCGCTGTTGTTGACGGCAGTCGTCAGCGTTGACCCGATCTGGATTATCCAGACCGCGTCGGGATTGCCCTGCGCATCCAGCACCAGGGTGCCGGTGATGGCAAGCGAGCTGGCAGCGTTGTAGACGCCAGGACGTAGAGTCGTGCCGCCGATATCAGCCGCGAGAGTCACGGCGCCCGTGCGACCCTGTGCATCGGTGTACGCAGTGTGGAGCGCGCTCTGAGCAGCTGCGGCGACGAAGTCGTTCATGTGCAGCACGCCGCTGAACAGGGCCGGGGGACCGAAGCCAGTGATGGACGTACCCGGGGACACGCCGACGTCACCGCCGACTATGGTCGCACCGGTATTCGTGATCGTTGAGCCGGCCAGAATCTCGAAGCTGCTCGCCAGAGCAACGTCCACAGCATCCGGTACCGGATCGAACGGAACCGGGGGACTGATGATCTCGACCGAGTCTGCGCTCGACACGCCACCGACCACTGCCGTGATCTCGTAGCTGTAGATGTGACCCGGGATCACAGCGTTGTCGATGAAGTACGGACGCGAGCGGGCGTTGGCCGATGCACTCTCAGCGGTGGCGCCGGTGTTCGCCAGCGTCAGCGAGGTGGCCGTGGAGGCCATGCACACGAACCTGCCGTTGTTGCCAGCGTTCAGGAATCCCGTGACCGTGAACGTCAGGCCGATGAAAGCGTTGCTGTCGCCACCAGTGATGGTGCCGGTATACACCGCGTTCCCGGAGACCGAAGCGGTCACGCTCGAGAGAGCCAGGAGCGGCGCATCGAGGACGTTCGTAGCGTAGGGGGTGGCGGCTTCGTTGCCGGGAGCGGTACCTCGAAAGATATTGTACGAGGCGCCGGGGGTCGGGCTGCGATCCCAAGAAATCGTGATTTCGTGCGACATGAGGAGGTACCTTGTGAACGTGACGTCACAACCCCCCACTCACTATATACACCTTTTTTCGCCGCTATGTGCGCTGGCCCACATATAAACCTGATTTTTTTGTGAAAAGAAAAGGGCCGACCCCTTTCGGAGCCGGCCCTAGGTTTCACTCAGCCTTTACAGACCGGAGTTCGAGACCACCGCATACCCGACGAGGGTCGGGTTGATGACCTGGAATCCCCAGACCTGCAGACCGCGCATCAAGGTGCCGAAGGTGCTCTCCGAGCGGAGAGTCTCGACCTTCGTCATCTGCGACGCGAACGTCAGACCCAGCGCGTGGCCGAAGTACACACCGTACTCACCGGCTGCGAGGGTCGCGGCAAGACCAGCCGCGGCGGCGCTCGTCGCACCAGCGGTACCCGCACCCGCGCCGCTGCCGATGGGCAGCAGGTTGGACACGTACACCGTGAAGCGATCGATCATGCCCAGGCGCCCGTTGCGCGCGATGGACACTGCGTCACCGGTCAAGTACGCCTGCTGGAACGCAGACCGCTTGACCATGGCCGCTGCCCAGGCGGGCAGAACGATCCAGCGGCCCGTCTCCGGGACGCGCTGTTCGTCGAGCGCCTGACCAGCGTCGATGATGAAGTCGAGCACAGCCTTCGCCGAGCTCTTGCTGTAGCCCACGCCCTGCGTCTCCGCGACGCCGTAGAACGTGCCGGGCGATCCCGGGGTCTGGGTCGAACGGGCCAGCCAGAGCGGAGCTCCGACGTACTTCTGCGTGCCAGCGGCGCCGAAGAAGATGACCGAGTTCGTCGAAGCGCCGAAGTTCAGCGTCTGCGACAGACGTCCCGCCTGCGGGCCGAGGTTGGCGCTCACGCCGCCGGCGCTGACCACGATGGTCGTGGCTCCGGAGACCTGGTTGCCGATGCTCGTTGCAGCGAGGATCTGGCCGTCGACGTAAACCTTCATCTGCTCAGAGGCGTTGTCCGCCCAGTTGCTCAGCAGGTCGACGTCCGCCTGGATCTCCATCACGTCGTCGAGGACGGTGTTGAAGTAGGCGCCCTGGTTGATGAACAGCTGCACGAGGTTCGAGCTCGGCCGCTGAACGGTCAGTGCCTGGTCCGTGGTGTAGGCCAGGATGTTGATCGTCGGATGGGTACGGATGTTGACGGTGTCGCCAAAGTTCCGGATCTCACCCTCGTAGTCGGTCGAGGCGATCGCGCCGAGGACGGTCGCGTCGTAGAACTTCTCGACGAACTTGCCCGACCAGATTGTCGGGATGAAAATGCCTGAGTAGGCCGGATTGGCGCTTGAGCCAAGGTACGGCGTACCGACGGGATATACGGTCGTCATGTCATGCTCCTGCCGGCTTGGTGACCGGTCTTATGTCCGACGCCGTGACAGCGGCGTGGGACTGGTTACGCGTTGTTCAGCAAGTGCGAATTCGTGCGGTCAGGTCGGACTCGTCCGTCCTTGATGGCCGCTCTCAGGTCCGCTTCGAGAGTTGCCTTCTCTGCGGGCGAGATGCGATTTCGCTGCACACGGGAGTAAAAGTCTCTGACCTCTTGTTCAGACCAGATTCTTCCACTGGCGTTACCAGGAGCTGCCGCGCCATCCGTCCGGCCTTGGCCGGGGGCGAGTAGTGTTGCCGGATCGAGCTGCGCGGTGCGCGGCGGATCAGCAGTTACTCGGCGCTGAGCGTCTTCCTCAGCCTTGAATGCCTTGAACATCGCGACGACCCGTGTGGAATCGCCTGATTCAAACGCATTCATCAACCCCACTTTGCGGGGTACACCAGAGAATATATCGATCTGACTGGCCCAGTCAAGGAACTCCTGACTGCCGTTGATCAGTACAGCGTCAGCTCCGAAGGCTTCATGGAGGGCTTCCCAGACACGGCCCTGTGAGTCCGCGGCAGCGCGCTGCACGGCAGCGCCGGCCAGCTGCGCGGCCTGACCAGCCTGTTGCGCGACGGGGGCAACAGCCTGCTGGGCGGCGCGAGCGGCAACGTTGCCGATCAGCTCCACCAGATCAGGACCGAAGTCAGACATCTGCTTGTCGGAAACACCGAACGAGCGCGCCATGTCGGCGGCCGTCGGCGCGGGGGCAGGGGCGGGCGCGACGGGAGCCGGCACAGAGCGCATCTGCTCGATCAGGCGAGCCTGTTCCTGGATCAGCCGATTGCGTTCGGCCATCTCCTGGTTGTACTTGCCCTGCAGCACCTTGTAGCGCTGCTCGAATTCGTTCACCGGTGCCGCGGACACGGCGGGCTGAGCTGTCGCGCTCGGGCCGGGCGCCTGGGGCGGGGGATTCGCGGGCGGTGCGGCGGCCTGCGGCGGCGCCGGAACAGCGTCGGGCGGCGGTGCAGCACCGACGTTCGGCAGGTTCGGAGGCGGCGCGGACGGCGCCTGGCCCTGCTGCGGCATACCGGGGATCGGCTCGCCGGCGGCGAAGGCTTTGATCTGAGCGTTGGCCTGCTTCACCTGGCGGCGAGCGGCGGCGGGCATGTTCGACTGCGGAGCGTTCATGAGTTCTCGTTCTTCACTAGGAGGTTGAGGAGGATATCGTATGCGCGGGCCTCGCCAATGTTGGCTTCCCGGTCGAGCGCATCGTAGAGGATCTTGTGCACAGCATCGTCACGTTTGACCTGTAACATCACCACGTAATCCCTGTAGACGGGTGTCTGTCTGAACTGCGCGACGAGGCGCACCATGTCTGTTCGGGAAGCCATTACCAGCGCAGCGGGTTGCCCAGGGCCTCAGTGACGGTGTCGGAATCTTCCTTGTCCGGCCCCTTCTTGAGGTAGTCCTTGGTGTAAACGCGGGAGGGCGGAGCGCCCTCGCCGCCATGACGACGCCCGAGGTCGGCAGCTTGGCCCATGCGAATGTCCTGAGTTTTCAGGACCTTTGTGCCGGCTGACTGCTCTTCTTTTGTGTGGGCGTCGGGCTTCTGAACGTGGTCTGTTGGTGCGTTGGTGAAGCTCATTTGCTGTTACCACGCCGGGTGTTGAGGTGGTTGGGACGGTTCGGCTTCGAGGGGCGCCCCTCGATGTGGACAGGCCCCGTGGTGCGCAGCGCGTCACGGCGCCCAGGGAAGTCCACGGCGGGAGAATTGATAATCGCGGTCGGCGCCGGCGGCAGCGGGACGATCGTGTCCTTGCTGAAGTGTTTGCCGTGCTCTTTGCCACGATGCACATCCTTGCGGAACTCGGGGATGTGCGTCGTCGAGTTCTGGAAGGTCGTGCCGAAGGAGGCACCGCTTGTCGGTGGCTTCTTGTGCTTCATTTGGTGTCGAATCCGTGATCCGGGTGGCTGTTGTTGCCCCCGCGTACCGGCTTGCCCTTCTTCTCGTAGGACTTCTTCAGGCCGTAGCCCTCGCGTCCACCGCCATCGTCGGTGTCGCCGACCGTCTTGATGCGGTCCGCCGTCAGACGCCGCATGTTCGAGGCGATGACCTTGCCAGTTGAGTCCGGCAGACCATGCTGAAGATCGTTGACCGGCTTGTGGATCGGTGACTCACCGTACGGGAAGTCGATGGCCGGGTCATTGCAGGTGATCGTCGGGCCAGCCTTCTCGGGGACGATCGTGCGAGCGCCGACATCTTTGTGCGCGCCATGGCTGGGCTGAGTCTTGCCGCGGTTGTCCTTGCCACGCATGAGCTTGTTGTGCCCACTCGTATTGGTCTCGCCAATGACAGGATCGTTGCAGGTGAAGGTCGGGCCTTGCTTCTGCGGGACGATCTGCGCGCTACCGGAAACTTTGCCGGCGTGGGTGACGTTGCGTGGGTTGGCCATGTTGTTGTTCCTGGGGGGCATAGTGCCCCGTAAGCATCATACGGTGGGTTTACCCACCAGGCAAGTGTGTAGAGACGTTGTTCATTGGAGTGACCTGTGGCGCCACAGGTATGCCCTGCACGCCGC